AAGGTAGCATTTCCGTTAAAGGTTTGTTGTATAGACTCAATAGAGAAGTTAGTATGACGACGATAAACTACTTTGAAGAAAGTAATCTGAGGGTTGCCGGTAAGATAGACATCTTGGGCACCATAAGCTACAAGTTGAAGAAGACCTCCACCCATTTTTAATATAAGCTAAGAAAATAATTTTAGATTTATATTATAAATAAAAATAATTTTAGATGTAAGTTTAGTTAGAATACGCAAGCCCACCCATACCACTGAGGATACGGAGAACGTTGTAGGAGTGAGCGTATATTTTGACTTCACCTTCAGTATCTGCAGCAAACGATAGTTTAAGTTGTGCAGTATCAATACGAGACATATTAAGAGTTCCTGATGGTTGATGTTCTTCAGGTTTTAATGCAAATGAATATACATTGATATATTGATCTTGTGGTGGGATATTGGTATGATGTTGATAGGGTTGAACGTGAGTAAAATACATAGCATTGCGTTCAGCAAAACGATCATTACCGTTAAGCATAAGTTTTGCGTTACCAGTTGATTTATAAGATGCTCCAGCTTTTCGTTGCCATATAAGTTCTTTAACCGGATGATTAAATGAAAGTTTGGCATTTAAAGTAGTATCGGTAGAACTTAAATTTTCACCACCAGTAAATTGCACTTGTTCTATTAAATATTCGTGAGATAATTGAGCAAAACGACGACGTTCATCAGTATCTAAGAAGATGTAATCAGCCCATAAGGTGGCATCAGTAAAATCATTATCAGCATCAAATTCAATATTGATTTTAACTTCGTGATATTGTAGAGCAATAAGTGGTAATGCTAAACCAATATTACGGCAGAACCAGAATTCAAGAGGAACATATGCGTTTGTTTCAGCTATCATTTCTTCATATCCATTTTTCTTTCCTGCAGGTAAAGTAAGTTCATTCCAGATTGTCATCCAATCGCCATATTGACGATCAATTAATTGACCGCCAATTTCTACTTCTACTTTTTTAATGCATTTACGAGCATCAGTAATAGATGCATCGTGTGTAAAAACTACATATAATTTATGAACTAAATCACCATTACGGGAGATTTGACAAGTTACACGTTTTCCTTTACCAGCATTTCCGTTAAAGGTTTGTTGTATAGACTCAATAGAAAAGTTAGTATGACGACGATAAACTACTTTGAAGAAAGTGATCTGAGGGTTGCCGGTAAGATAGACATCTTGGGCACCATAAGCTACAAGTTGAAGAAGACCTCCACCCATTTTGTATTTATTATTAATACAGAAAAAAAATAATTTGTTAATATATTTAGTTAGAGTAGGCAAGACCACCCATTCCACTAAGAATACGAAGCACATTGTAATTCACAGCATACATATTGAGAGTTCCTTCAGCTACATGTTTAGTTCCAACAATAGCAGTTGCTGTATCAATACGAGACATATTAAGAGTTCCAGATGGTTGATGTTCTTCTGGTTTTAATGCAAAAGAATATACGTGGATGTTTTTGTCATCAGGAATATTTTCGTGATGTTGATAAGGTTGGACGTGTGTGAAATATTTGGCATCACGCTTAGCAAAACGATCATTACCGTTAAGTTGAAGTTGGAAATCAGTAGTTGGTAAATTACTGAACTGATCATCAGTGCTATGTTTATTAACCCATACTAATTCTTTAACAGGGTGATTAAATGAAAGTTTGGATTTTGTTGTTACAGCACCGGTGGTGCTACTAGCAATTGATTCACCACCAGTAAATTGAACTTGTTCAATAAGATATTCGTGGGATAATTGAGCAAAACGACGACGTTCGTCAGTATCTAAGAAGATATAGTCAGCCCATAATTCTACATTTGTAACTGTAGCACCTGAACCAAGTGTAGTTTCTGAACCTAATGTAAGATTGATTTTAACTTCGTGGTATTGTAAGGCAATTAATGGTAATGCTAAACCAATATTACGGCAGAACCAGAACTCAAGAGGCACATATACGGATACTGCAGTAGAAGAAGCACCATCACTAGCAATCATTTTTTTAAAACCCTCTTTTTTACCTTCAGGTAAAGTAAGTTCATTCCAGATATACATCCATTCACCATATTGACGATCAATCATTTGACCACCAATTTCAACTTCTACTTGTTCAATAAGTTTATGTCCAACATTTTTGGCAGTAGATCCTGATTTCACAGTAGCTTGTAAGTATAACTTATGAACTAAATCACCATTACGGGAGATTTGGCAAGTTACACGCTGACCTAAGGTAGCATTTCCGTTAAAGGTTTGTTGTATAGACTCAATAGAGAAGTTAGTATGACGACGATAAACTACTTTGAAGAAAGTGATCTGAGGGTTGCCGGTAAGATAAACATCTTGGGCACCATAAGCTACAAGTTGAAGAAGACCTCCACCCATTTTATTCTTAGTTAAGATAAAAAATATTAATGTATAAAACTACAGATTTTTTCTCAACTTATGTTTTGTTATGGTATTTTTTATATATTTTAGCTATTATACCTTTCAATCCTGTTATTACATTTTATTTAATTTTATCATTTGTATGTTGGATGTTATGTTATATGATTTATCTTAACATATCTACAAAAAAAATATTATTCTTCATTGTTTTTGCAATTATTTTAGTTAAAGTTTTACCAATTTTAACATTAAAGCATGAATTTAATACAACAGATCTTGCATTTGGATTATCAATGTTTATAGTATATCATATCATATTGTATTATACAAAAGGTATTGAACCTATTCAATTTTATTTGAACTTTATTAAATATTTTAAAGATATTCCAGATAATTTAGAATATATGTTTAACGATTTGGTTATTAAACAAATAATATAAATAGTGTATATCATACTATATTTTAATTAGAATAAGCCAAACCACCCATACCACTTAAAATACGTAAGACATTATAATTAACACCCCATACCCTTATTGTTCCTGATTCTTTAGGTTTTACCACTAATTTAGCCGTATCAATTCTTGACATATTTAATGTTCCTGATGGTTGATGTTCTTCAGGTTTTAACGCAAATGAATATACATTTATACCAGCATTAGTCGGTATATTTGTGTGATGTTGGTATGGTTGAACTAACGAGAAATACTCTCCAGTCCTTTTAGCAAAACGATCATTGCCATTTAATTGTAAATTAGCTGAAGTAATTGAATTGTTGCCATCCGGATCTATACCAAATAAGGTATTTTGAAGTTTTATATTTGACTCGTGACCAAATAAATTGCTTGCTTCAATATTAGATTCTGTAAATAATCTATTATCAGTATAATTATACCATTGATTTTGTTCAGTTGCTTTTACAGTATCATTGATAGTCCATATAAGTTCTTTAACAGGGTGATTCATAACTAAAGCAATATTTTGTTCGTTTGTTCCTGAAAGCGTATTTTCATTCATTTGCACTTGTTCTATTAAATATTCGTGCGATAATTGAGCAAATCTTTTACGTTCATCCGTATCTAAGAATATGTAATCACACCAAATAGTCGCATTTTTAATTGATTTAATATTAGCAATTTGAACATCTGCATTTTTAACATAAGCAGTTCCATTATAAGTGCAATTATTAAATGTTTCTATTTCTATATTTATTTTTACTTCGTGATATTGAAGAGCAATTAATGGTAATGCTAAACCAATATTACGACAAAACCAAAACTCTAAAGGAATATATACTTTATTATTTGTAAAACTTGTCATATCAGTATCTGCACCGATCATTTCTTGGTAACCATCCATTTTTCCAACAGGTAATGATAACTCATTCCAAATATACATCCAATGTGAATATTGTTTATCAATCTTTTGACCACCAATTTCAACTTCAACTGATTTCAATAAACGATGACCTATAAAATTAACATAACGATCTAAATCTTCAGTAAGAATATTATATATATCACTTCCGTCTTTTAATTGTTCTAATTCTACTTCTACATACATTTTATGCACTAAATCACCATTACGTGATATTTGACACGATACACGATTACCCCAATCAAACTTTCCGTTAATTGATTGTTGTATAGATTCTATTGAGAAATTAGTATGACGACGATATACTACTTTAAAGAAAGTAATTTGAGGATTTCCAGTTAAATATACATCTTGTGCTCCATAAGCAACTAATTGTAATAATCCACCACCCATTTTAACTATTAAGCATATAAAAAATTAACTTGCAAAAAGTATTTAAATATGATGAAAGAAAGATGTAGTAAGAAAAGAATACACGTTGTAGATAATACTAAAGAAATCTCAACCCTAGATGATATTCATATTAATAGCATAAAAAAATTTGAAGTTAAAAATAAAAGAATTGAAGAAATAACCGAACAAATTAATAAATTGAATATCATATCAATGACAGACATTTCTTGGTTATCTAACGTTGAAATTAAAGAACAAATTAAAGATTATACAAGTGAGTTAGATAAGCTTAATAGTGAAAATGAACTTGATTATTATGAAAATGTTGGAGAAATATTGTTTAATTACTATGATATAGTTAATCAAAATGTTGGAGTTAAACAAGTTAATCCTAAAAAATATACTATTTTAGAAGCACTTAATATTGAAATGGATAATAGCAATTCAATAGGAGAATATAAAGATAAATCTAAATTGGTTAATGAATATTTAGCAATTACAGATAATAAATACATCAATCATATTGATGGTGAATTTACTAACTCTAAATGTCTTAATTGTAATAACGAAATGACTAATTTAGTTCAAGAAGCATTAATAGTATGTTTCAGTTGTGGTTATCAAGATGTTTTATTAGCAGAACAAAATAGACCTATAATGTTATATGATAAGAAAGACGGTATTCATTATAGTTATAAACGTATTAATCATTTTAGAGAATGGATATCACAAATACAAGGGAAAGAAAGCACTGATATACCAAACGAAGTATTTGAAAAAATACTAAATGAACTTAAAAAAGAGAAAATTACTGATACTACTAAACTTACACCTAAGTTTATGAGAACAATATTAAAAAAATTAAGAACACATAAATATTATGAACATACCGCATATATTATTATTAGAATTAATGGTATTCCACCACCTCAATTTTCACCAGAATTAGAACAAAATCTATCTAATATGTTTATGCAAACGCAACCTTTATTTATTAAATATGCACCTGCAAATAGATTAAACTTTATTTCATATTCTTACATTTTACATAAATTCTTTTTAATTTTAGATATGCCGGAATACCTCGCTCTATTTCCATTACTTAAAAGTAGACAGAAAATTGCTCAAAATGAAGAAGTTTTTAAGAAAATATGTAAAGAGTTGAAATGGACTTGGATTCCTAGTATTTAAAAATGATTTCGTTAATTGTAAATAATAATGTATATCATCTTTGATACTGAAACTACTGGTTTAATACCTAAAGATTCTTCAAATAATTACTATCATTATACAAATACTGCTAAATATAATAATGCTAGAATGATCCAAATTAGTTATGAAATATTAGATCACACTTTAAATGTTATTGCTACAAGAAGCTTTTATATTAATGAAGTAGATACGGTTAGTAATTCTCAGTTTCATAATATTACAAAAGAGTTATTAGAAAAAGAAGGTATAAGTATGACTCGGTTTTGTGATATATTTACTGAAGATCTTAATATTTGTTCTAGAATTATAGCACATAATTTACAATTTGATTATTTCATTTTAATGAGTGAATTATATAGATTTGGATTTACTGATATTATTAATAAAATTAATTTATTGAAATTAATCTGTTCTATGAAAAAAACTAGACATTTTGTTTGCCATAATAAAAAATATCCCAAGTTATTGGAATTATATAATTACGCAAATAATAGTAATCTTAAAGAACTACCAAATGCACATAATTCAATGTTTGATGTTATGTATTTACGTATTGCTCTAGTTAAACTTAAGAGTAATAATATATTTGATATATTTATGTGCGAATAATTATATATTTCAATTATATTTTTCATTAAATAAGATTATGACTGATAAACTTGATTTTTTGGTAGAAAACAAGAATGAATATTTAGAACATTTAACTGATATTTCTACTATACCTATTTGTAAGTTCTTTGTTAATATTGCAAACAATTGTAGTTCATTAAAAGAATTTCAAAAAGAATTAGTATTATTAACAAAGTGGAATAAACAAAAACAAGATGCTAAAATGAATACTATTCATAAATTAATTGAAGAAGATCAGGCAACACCTCAATATATGTTAAAATTATTATCTGAAATTATTTCTAAAAGTATTAAAATTAAAATTATTGAACATAAATCTATTATTAAATCATTAAAAGTATATATTCCTGAATGGTATGAATTTTTATATAAAGTATGTATATTAGCATCTAACATATTTTGGAAAAATCCAGTTTTATTTTATAAAAAAGTATCTTCTATTGAAAGACAAAATAACATTAATACTATTGAAAAAATAACTAAAACCTGTATTAAGAATGCTGTTAGATCTTTTATTCCTTTAAATAAAATTATTAATGAATTAACTGATATTACAGGAGGAGGAGAGATTAATATTACTAATACTCAAACTTTAGTAGAAAATGAATATGATAGTGAAGATGATAATAGTAATGTTAATAATCTTCAAAGTGATGAAGATCTTGAGAGTGATGAAAATGATGAAAGTGATGAAAGTGATGAAAGTGATGAAGAACTTGAGAATGATAAGAATAATCAAAAACTTGAGAATGATGAAAGTGAGGAAGAACTTGAGAATGATGAAAGTGAGGAAGATCTTGAGAATGATGAAGATCTTAAAAATGATGAAGATCTTGAGAATGATGAAGATCTTGAGAATGATGAAGATCTTGAGAATGATGAAGAACTTGAGAATGATGAAGAACTTGAGAATGATCAAGATCTTGAGAATGATGAAGATCTTGAGAATGATGAAGAACTTGAGAATGATGAAGAACTTGAGAATGATCAAGATAAACAATTTAAAATAGAAAAAGATCAAATAGAGCAAACTGAAGAATCTTTAAAGGATAAAACAATAAAACCTGTTGTTTTAAAAGATGAAATAAAACAAACAACAGAAACTATAAAAGATCAAATAGTAAAACCTGTTGTTTTAGAAGATGAAATAAAACATAAAGAAACACTTGAAGATAAAACAATAAAACCTGTTGTTTTAGAAGATGAAATAAAACAAACTGAAGAATCTTTAGAGGATCAAATAGTAAAACCTGTTGTTTTAGAAGATGAAATAAAACAAACAACAGAAACTATAAAAGATCAAATAGTAAAACATATTGTTTTAGAAGATGAAATAAAACAAACTGAAGAATCTTTAGAGGATCAAATAGTAAAACATATTGTATTAAAAGATGAAATAAAACAAACTGAAGAATCTTTAGAGGATCAAATAGTAAAACATATTGTTTTA